AAGCTCACGGATAGCATTGTTAATACCGGATGGAGCGCAGCCTTCTGCAATGTCGATACCGTCAATGTCGGTGTTATCGCCTGGTGTTGCGCTGAACTCACTGATTTTTGTGCGTGGCATATTTATTCCTTATTCCTGATCTTGAATGTTGCCTAAACCAAATGCTGGTCCGTAGCCACGCTCTAAAGCGTACTCGTATAGCTTCTTGGATACTTTCTGTACGTTAGGCTGTGTGGCTTTTTTCATTAAATCCGCAGCTAACTTAGGGTCTAGCATGGCATCAATAAGCAATGCCTTAACCTGTTCATCCGGTCCACTATAGAGCCAATTAAGCGGCTTAACAATAGCGTTGGCAACAGTTGGAGCTTGTGCATAATCAGGCGGTCTGCTCATCAAACCACCGATAATGTTTGCCATTGAGAAGTTTTTGAATGTATCCGATCCGGCTGGTTTAACTTTATCAATAACTAAGCTGCGGTCTATGTCATCCGAAATATTACGCAACACGTTAAATTGAGTCTTGCTTAATGTCTTCTCTAAATCGCCGGATGCGTCATCCACAAGTTTGCGGAACTTGACCGGAGCGATACCACGGAATCCTGTTGTCGGGTCTTCCGTACCTGTTGCCACACTAGACTTAATGTCTCGTAGAGTTTCAATCTGATTAACTGGCTTAGACATTTGAGCAAATGTATTCTTGTAATCACGAAAGCCAGGAGCACCCGCCTCGATTACATCGTCCATTGCGTTACGCAAGCTCATCAACTCTTTCATGGCTTGACCACGAGCGTTCATGCTCAGATCACCCTTAGCTTTGCCTGTGATAATGTCGTTAATGTCTTTCCTGATTTCGTACAAGTACGCAGGGTCAGCATTGCCATCTTTCGCAACTTTCTGAATACGTCCTTTTAGATCAGTAAATACACTCTCAATTACCTGTCTAGCTCCAGATGGAGACTTTAAGATAGAGTCAATCGTTTCGTTAATTGGGTTGATTGCGACAGGCTGTGAGTTTGCAAATGCTTTGTCACGCAATTCACTTGTAATCAAATTGCGCTTATCTTCTGCAAGTTTTAATACATCTCGTGTTGCAGAGTTTTCAACAAACTTATCTAGTAGGATATTGCGTGCTGCGTTGTTTTTGGCGTAAACCTCAGAGAATCGTCCTGTAGGCTCTAAAGTTGCTAATGTTCGCTCTGCACCTGCCAAACCATAGTCCTTAGCCGCAGCCGCAGTCGTAGGTGTAACGCCTGGTACTGTTGGCGTATAAGATTCAAGGTTAGCTAATGCCGTTGTTCTATCTCGTGACAGTTGAGACAATACATTACCCGCTGTAGATTCAACGCCTTGCCGTGTCATCGGGCTAATCATCTCACGCAATCCACGGGTAACAGCCGTAACACTTTGTGGAACTAAAGGACCAAGCAATCCACCAGTTAAACCTGCGGCTAATTGAGCACCTGCACCACCGCCCTCTTCCCGTACAGCACCCGCAGCACCTGCCGCACCCGCTGCCGATCCTGTCTGCATACCCAAGCGTTGAGTAAACAAGTCCAAAGCAGGTCTTGCTCCGGCAGACATAAGCGGACTAGCTGCTTGAGCTAGTTTTGCAGTAGCACCAACACCCGTCATAGCGGACGCTACATCTTGGTTTATTCTTTCAATTGCATTTTGTGGAGCAGGTAAACCTGCAGCAGTCATTAAAGTTTGTGCTGACTGAGATGCAGATGGTAGATTGACACCAGGTATTAGGTTTAAACCTGCGTTCATTACATCGCCTACCATTAAAGGTAGGCTTCCAACACCGCTAATCCCTGCACGAGCAGTTAAACCAAGTTGTCTAGCAATGTCAGACAACATATCGGTTTTCTTTGGCTCTTGTTTGGCAGGAGAGATTCTTTGGATAGCAGCAACAATTTCCTTTTCTGACATATCGTCAGGGAATTCAACCTCACCGACACCAGGCACTTGAACAAGTTTGCTCATCGCTGCTCCTCAAGTTTTCCTGTTTTAGAATTATAAACCCACCTTGTTGGAGGCTGAGTTTGTGTTTGAGTTTGCGTTTGGTTTTGTTGCTGCGGTCTAAGTCCAGCGGCTTGAGCACCAGCAGGGCTTGCCATAATTTCTAATTGTTTTTGAGCATTTTGGCGAGCTATGCGTTTTTGTTCAATAACAGCGCTAGAATCACCTGGCTGCGGGAAATAAGTCCTAATTTCGTCTTGCATTTCTTCCGCACCAATCACAGCACCGGATTCTTTACGCAGTTTTGCTCTAACCCAATCTGCTTGTGCTTGCCTATACTTTTGTGTTTCAGCTCCTGACACAATATTTTGTGCGGTTGACCCAACCATAGGTATCGAACCAGCAGCAGAAGATACAAAGCCTGGTTGTTTTCCTGCTATTTCAATTGGCGTCAAAATCTTTTCTGCTTCATTCATTCTTAACAAATAACCGGATGCTGACGCTTGATCCGAACTAAGTTTAGGAGCAGGAGGAGTAATAATATTACCCTCCGCATCTCGTGCAGGAGTTACTCGCCCACCTTGCGGATTAAACACAGTACCGCTAGGAGCATCGTATTGCAGATTAGGGGACTTTGCGCCACCAACAGGAGTAAATTTACCTGTTTTCTCATCAACCAATGCTTTAAACTCACGCCCTTCATCATCGTACAAAGTTTGCATACTGATTTTACCTTTTGGCGCAAGCGTAGTGCCATCCGGTAATGTTGCAGGTCTAATCGTACCAAGCGAGCCAACCATAACACCAAACTCAGGAGATAACGAAAATGTCTCACGCTGTGCGGCTTGTGGTGCAACACCCTTCGGAATACGAGCAACAATATCACCTTGCTTCGTGCGAATCTGAACCTCGTTACCAACATCAACCTGAATAGTCTCAGGTCCGGCAGACTTCTGCAATGCGTCTGCAATCTTGCCACCCATTTCAGGGAATTGCACAACCAATTGCTGTAGTTTGGCGTAGTCCGGCTTACCGTCTACAAAAATGCCAGGCAATGCAGCCTTAAGCTCTTGCTGCTCACGCATCTTTTGTTGTTGCTGTAGGCGTTGCATAGAGTCACTTAGACTCTGTTGTGCAACTTGCCGACCACCCATAATAGATGATCCTAATGCCGCACCTAATGATGTTGGCATAAGTGATGGACCGCCAGCACCTAACAAGCCACTAGCAACACCTAGCATACCTGCTCGTTGCGCCGCAGCAATAGGGTCTTGCTCGTCACCGATGCCAAGCAAACCGGAGAAAAAATCAGCCATAATTACCTCACAATAAAGATGCAGGACGTTGCCGCATCTGTTGCATTTGTTGGAGTTTCATTAACTCTTCGTATGGACTTGCCACCGCTACTTGTTGTCCGGCTTTAACTTGTGGACGCAATGTAGGAGGTGCAATACCTTGTTGAGCTTGTTGTGCGTAACGCTGCATTGCAACATTCTGCAAATCGTATGGATTGCGTTGACGTTGAGAACCCGCAGCCTGACCGCTTGCCAACATAGCCGCAATTTGCTGACCCTGTGGAGTATTCAACAACTCAGCCATCTTAGGGTCTAAAGAACCGCCTTCACCTGTTCCGATTGATCCTGACATGATTTACCCCAAGAGTCCAAGAATACCTGCACCTGCTCCGATACCTGCACCTAACGTACCACCTCCTAATGCGCTACCTAATGCCGCACCACCAAGCACGTTTGCACCTTGGTTGCGATAGATAGGCTGTGTGGTTTGCTGACCCATAGGAGCGCCATAAGCCGCCGATAGGAAGCTCTGTAACTTGGCTGCGGGTAGATTCTGTTGGAAGTTGTAACGCTGCATAGCATCTGCAAGAGCGGCTTGCTGATAGCTTTCTTGAGCCTGACCAACTTGGTACAGTTTATCAATATCTGCGTAATCAGCCTGTGCGAGAGCGGGTGACATTTGTGCGGCTTGCAATTGGCGAGCATAATCAGCACCGTATAAATTACCGATGTTGCCCATTGCAGCCTCTTGGCGTGCTCGCTCGGCATCGTAATTCTGATAGGCTAGTTTACCTGCCGTATCTGTCAATGCCGTAGCAAATGTACCTGCCGCACGATCCTGTAGCTGACCCATTGCGCCCGAGCCGTAACGACCTGCTCGGCTTGTGTTGGATGCTACTTGTTGCATTTGGTCTTGGAAAGTCGTACCCGCAGCACGAGCCGCAGCATCAAACGCACCGCTAAAGAATGGATTACCCGATAGGTATTGACCACCCGCCGTAGCTTGCATCTGTTGGATAGCAGGGTTAAATGTATTCTGCATACCGCTAACAGTCTGCTGCGCTTGAGGCAATAACGGGTTTCCAAGTACGGCACGATTAGCGCCAAACTGTAGAGCCTGTTGTGTAGACTCGGTAGGCGATACATAGCCCTGACCTGGGTAATAACCTGGCACGCTAGGGTTTTGATATAGCTTCTGCGCCTCTTGTAGACCGTAGCTAATGTACGGCTGCATAGACGGATCAATCTGTTGCGTGACTACCTGTGTGCTAGGTGTGCTTGAACCACTCATTTCAACTCCTTAACCCATGTACGGGGTATAAATCCTAATTTAGTTGCGACTCTTGACCATCCGGCTCGGTTTGTATCAAAAGTGATACGCCTCGCTCCTGTTTCTCTTGCAATCTTTTCTATCTGCTCAACACCGTCTACCAATAAATCACTTTCAACAGCCCAAGCGCACCAAACATGGCAAGTATCTCCATTTGGTTCAAGGATGAAAAACCCATCACTATTGCCATTTTCTGATTTAACCAACCATATATGCGCTTGCTGATATATCGCTTTGGCATATACATCTTCCGGTATCCATTCCTCCGGAGATTTCCGTAGGATTTTGTTGAGTCCAAACTTAATAAAGTCCCAATGCTGTTTGATCGTGGACTGCGTGACGTATTCATATCTCATCCGATAACCACATATCCGTAGGTTTTATCTGCCGTACTGTTGGCATAGTGAGTGAGTGTTGCACTTCCATTCGTTTGTGCTGAAATGTATACATTTGTTGACGCAGACGGAGCGACATATTGCATTGTTGCTATAACAGATGGTGTAGCAGGTCTTGTAGGCGTTGTTTGTGCTGCCAAATAATCAAGTTTTATATCTGTGCTAGTGGTAGACCACATCATTTCAATGTAATCATTGGCTTGTAATTCAAAGTAAAAGTTAACGGCAAATACACAACTTCCATCTATTGATCCGTGTCTAGCAATAATGCTTAATTGCGTATTGCTGTTTACAATATCTGAGCCATTCTTTCTAAACCAAACAGAAACAGCGTGTTCCTGTGAGTCTGTATTAGTAAACTGAATACTTGTTTGAAAGTTGTAAATACCGTAGTTTTTAACCGTAATCCTAGAGCTACTAGCTACGCTTACACCGTTTGAAAAGTCTGTTGTATCGTAAGTTATTGCGTATGCTGTATCAGCCGCCGCAGCCGTTTGGTCTACAAGGCTCTGAAACGAGCCATAAGGCGCTGTATCAGCCTCGGCAGCAGCAGATACCGGAACTAGGATAATAATGCTGTCAGCGCCGATCCTAGCGTCATTTATAGTGGTTGTAGTGGCATTGCCTGTGGCTAAAGTTACCAATCCCGTGTTATTCGTCTTACCGTTCATAATGCCGTTGACAATCTCAGCCGTAGCTCGTGGATCGCCACCAAACGGAGGTAAAACTCTAAACATTATCGAGTACCTATTGGGGTAATGTCTACATCAATCGCTACCGCATGAGTCCAACTAGCACCTGTCGGCACAAGTTTGAGCCTATGGTACGAACCCGTAGACCTAAGCGGCACACGGTTCTCTGTGCTTGCCGCTGTGGTAGCACCAAAGATTACCTCGGTATCTAGCCTACTGCGAGAGAACACAGCCACCTCTGCCGAACCATTATCCACCTGCGGACGGGCTAACTTAACGATAGACTGTGGACCTGCTTGAAAGTCTCCGGTCTGTATGTCTGCCGCTTTTGGTTGACCCGTATAAGTGATAATTTTAGCCCCATCTGCACCTGCCAATAGAACCTTACCACCCGCCCATAGGCGAGAATCCAAGCTCGTGCTCAGGCTATCCATCGTGCCGTATGCGTCCAAGCCTTCTAGCGTAATCGTGGCACTAGCAGCCGTAGCGATATAGTCTGCGCTTGTGTCTGCGTGCGTCCATTTCTTAGTCTGCCAGTTATAAACCAACAGGGACTTAGAGCCAAATACGTTTGTATAGCACCAGATAACTAGGCTGTTAATCGGGTCAATAGCGCTAGACATTTGGTTAATAAGTGACGGGTTAGCGTCTGCAAAAAAGAATCGGTCTACTTTCTCAGCACCGATAGGTATTACATTCTGACCGTCACAAGCATAGAAACCATCGTCCGAAAGGAAGTACGAGGTCGGTCCGTACTGCACAATTGACCGTGATTCGTAGCATCCCAAGTTGCGGGAGATGGTGTCAAACTGAAAGAATAAAGGTGCGCCGACATAAGACATACGCACAATGGCTCGCTCTAGGAATACTAGACCAAACTCACCACCACGCACGCCCTGAATGTCTCCGCCGTCCGGTATGTCTTGATAATCCGATTGAGAGGTAGGACCCGATACCCAATCCGTCTCATCGTTAATATCCGACCATAAGACACGGTTAGCGTTAGAGGCAGTCTTAGCCGCCACTACAAAGTCACGCACAACCGTTACAAAAGCCGCTGCCGGAGCAGAGGCAGACAGGTCAGCAAAGTTAGTAGACGAGTTAAGCGTCCAACCTTGCAGGACGTTTGTACCGTTTGCCGCAATAATTACCCGACCGAACTGTGTGTAAGACCACCGATCCGTACTTGTGTACGCACTAGCGGTACGGGACACATCGTCCATTGTTGCGTCTGCCGAGTCAAACTTAAATATCTTGGTTGCACCTGCGCCAAATAGCGTAGTCGTACCCGCAAACTTACCCGCAAACACCGTTAAGATGTTTTGGGATGCGTCTTGCGATAAGTTAACCTCTGAGGTGAATGGACCGTAGCCAATTCCCATAGGGATTACGTTCTTGGCTTCCGTAAGAGCGCCAGCCAAGCCAGGCTGATCCGGCATCCATTCGCCTAGATTTATCCTACTCTCTGCCATGTGTTATTCCCCTGAGCCACAGGAGTCCATGTATTAGACCCCGCTGGTATATCTGTCCATGTGTTAGACCCGAAAGTCTCATCCGTCCAATTCTCGCCTAAACGCTCGCCAGCGCACACAACAGTACCGAACACGGTAATGCTCATGCTTGCGCTTTTAATCGTCCCTGCGGTCGCATAGGCGCTTGCAATGCCATTAGCTGTGCCGCCACTTAAGTATTCAACACCGCCTAAGCAAGTTACCGACCCGATACCAGTAATAGAGGCTGTAGCCAATCGCATACGGATTGCATCGCCTGATACCGTAGCATCGCCTGAGACACTTGCGTCAGCCATCCGTACACGGATAGGTGTGCCGGAGACGGTAGCGCTGCCGCTAATGTTTCCTTCACCTGCCAATATACGGTATGCGTCAGCAATGGCTTGTGCTGTGCCTGTGATACTTGAGCTAAATTCTAGGATGCAAGTATTTGCTGATTCCCATACGGAACTATCAAGCGAAAATGCGAGACTATCTAGCGTGCCGAACTGATCGAGTCCTTCTAGCGTAAATGGTCCGCATACGTCAGCCATAATTAAGCCAACGTAACGGTCAAGCTACCAGAGGCAATCTTAAATACATCGCCTGTTTCAATCGTCTTGCTTGCTGTTAATGCTCCGTGGTACATAAGGTTGCCCGTTGTCAGCGCATCAAAAATGCCAAACCAACCAACCGTTCCCCAATTGCCTGTAGCCTGTGGAAACTGAATATCTGCGTCAGTAGAGCTTGCGCCGTTCGATGGTGCGGCAAATGTAGCGGATTGTCGTGCGTAGGCATTGCCGGATACTTCCGTACCAGAGCCAGCGTCCGTAGGGTCAGAGGTAAACAATCCCACATAAACGGTTGTAGGTGCTGTGTAAGATGTAGCACGCAGAGTACCGTTGATAAGTGCGTTTTCCAAGTAATTGCTAAGAGCAGCCATGTTTACCTCGCTGTAAGTGTCATTGTAAGCGGAACGCCACTATATTGTGCGGCTTCATCCGATGTATTTGTTGATGCTAAACCTCTGTCGTACATACCCGCCCATACCTGAATCCGACTGTCGTTCATAAGGTACGGCTCTGCCTCGACCAAGGATGCGTAAAGCAGTAGGTCAGGGCAAACAGCTAGGAATGTATTGCTAGGGTTTGAGCTTGTTAGGAACGCTGGTGCTGCGTAATACAGAATCTCAATCGTGTACGCAGTATCCGGTACGGGTGCAAACTTAAACTCGGTAGCCAAGATGGTGTAATCCAATGGTCTACCTGATTCAGTCACACGAGCGTTACGAGAGAATACGGATGGGGAGATGTAGTTTAATGGCGTAACGGGGTTAGTCAACAACGTAAGGTCACGCACCTCTAGGAAGTCACTAGGCAACGCTACGGTAGCATCGCCACCCGTAGTGCTTGTAGTGGCTGCGTTCATCATCTGCCGGATACGCAAGTCCCTACGCAATCGTGTCTCGGCTAAGCGGATAAAGTCCGGTATCTGAGCCGTTAGGTCACTTCTTGCGAGATAGCTTGCGATTGTTGTTTGCAGGTCGCTGTATGTTGTTATTGCCATGTTTTACGTCATCCCATCCGTATTCTTTTGTGCCTATATGCTTGATTAACGGGCTTAGGTCGTGGTCGACATAAGTTTCTATCCCGAAATCTTGCGCCTTGACGCAGAAATGTACATCCTCGCCAATAATGTCTCCATCATCCTTCCAGATAATGTTAAACCAAGGCTTAGGGATTTCCCTAAATACTTGAGATTTAACAAGCGTAACCCCGAATCCTACGGCTGTTACCTGTTCTATCCCTTGCTTGCCTCTACTTTCTACCTTGCGTAATACGGCAGTATCTTTCTCCATCTCCAGATTTAATGCTGTGGGGAGAATTGGTGTTCTGCGTGTTGTAGCGTTAACTCCCAAGATAAGTACTTTCCGGCTTAACATCACTTCTAGCGTATTTGCCGGAAACCGCATATCTGAGTCAATCCATAAGATAGCTTCCGCACCGTCTGCTAGAGCATCGGCTGCCAACATCTCACGCTGCGTAAAGATTAGCGTGCCTGGCATCTGTAATAAAGTTATCTTGTGGTCGGTATTTCTTGCTGTGTAACCAACCATATTAGCTAGGTCAAAGGCAAAGCCCGACATAACACTATCACGGCATGGTACGCATATAGCTATCTTCATATATTCCCTGGGCGAACACGTAAAAATCGGTTATCAGGATTGTTAAGGAAAGCAGCAAATGCGCCTTCGTCAACAACTGCGAACCCTCTCATAATACCCTTTCTATTCAGATCATCAATGACCGTGTAAGGTATCCGAGCTATGTGTGTTAAATCACCCCAACGGTCTACAGAAGTAATGCTGTTGTAGTCCCGCTTGTTTGCTTCTAGTATTTCTGAAATATCTTGTTTGGTTTCGAGGATTAGTCCACCATCTCCGTCATCGTGGGCTACCGTATGTCTACCTACTTCGGTGTCAACATTAAATAGTTTTTTCATAATCCTAGTGGTGGGGTAGAGCCGAAGCCCTACCCCTATCTCAAGTTGAGATTACAGCGCCATGTTCAGGTCAGCGACCAAGCCATGAGCTGCTTCGTTACGCATTTCAAGCGTCAACTCAGCAAGAATCTGAGTCTTGTCGCTATCGCCAGCCTTAGCCAATTCGTTTGTTGCGAATGGGCGTAGGTAAGCAACTGCTGCGTACTCAGGATCGAGCACGAAAGCATCGCTTGCACGCATGAAACGGTTAGGAACAACAGAGACCGAACCGAAGTCCGACAGGTACACGTCAGCCGCACCAATAATGGTAGTAGGAGCGTCAGCAGGAGCCATGTAGCGCTGTGCAGCAATACCTGCAAAGCTCGACACTTTCTGCTTACCTGCTGTACCAACCATCAACACTTTTGGCGAACCGCCCGAAGAGTAAACGGATGCAATCACGTTCTTGAGAAGAGTCTCAGTAAACGTGCGAGCAGTACCGTCCGAACGGGTCGACACACCGATAGTTGTTGGGTTTGCACCGTTAGAGGCTTTGTCTACGTTAGAAACAAGCCACGACAGCATCGAACCCATTGTACGGGCTGTGCTTGACGAACCTGCGCTACGACCTTGGTTTGCACAAAGGATCGTTTCGATGTCACGCTTCAACTCGCTTGATGCACGAGCCAATTGGTAAGCCTTTTCCGACTTGCGACCTGCTTTGTTAACAGTCTCAAGAGTGCCGGACACTTGAATCGTCTTTTGAACGATCTGGGTGTAGTTACCAAGACGGGTTGTTGGGCTGAGTGTTGCCGAAGTAGCGTCAGCACCTTCAACTGCTGCGTTAGCAGTAGTAGCTGCGGACAGGCTGTCTGTCTGCCACTCGTGGTACACGGCTGTAGCTTTAGCACGAGCCAAAGTGTTCAGCAATGGGGTTTCTGTTGGGGAGATGTTATAGATAACATCGGTTAGGTCTTCACGCTGACCAATAGCACTATGTGCGGTAAATGTAGGCATAATAATTCCTTAAATGAATCGTTCAAATACGCTCGCTGCGTCTCGGACTTTTCCGGTTCGCTTGAGCTGGTTTTGGGCTTTCTTAGTCTGATCTGCATTTGCATCTGTTTGACGGGATACGCCAGGCTTGAGCATCTTAGGGGCTTCGTTAACCTTTTTGGTTACGGTTGCCTTGTTGCCCATTAGCTTTTCGTATTGCATCGCACGATACAAAGTCAGAACGGCACGAGAGTCATACACACTAGCCAACTCTTCGTCCGACCATCCAATCTTTTTAGCATAATCTCGTATGTCTTTTTTGACCTGTACGGACT